TTAGTAGTTTTCCATGATATCAGCTATGTTGGATTTCATTTTCTTTGTAATGTGGGTATAAATTTGTACAGTAGTTTTTGCATCAGCGTGTCCTACACGATCCATGATTGCTTTTAATGGTACGTTATTTTCAGCAAGACGACTGACTAAAGTATGACGGAAAATGTGACTAGTGATATTTTTATTGATTGGTTGTTCAAGCCGCTCGTTTGCTTTTTTCAATGCTAAATTAAAAGAATTTATTTGGATAGGAACACCGTTCCTAGTTGTGAAGATGTAGCCCATATCCCTATACCGTGGGTTGGTATTCTTTTCTAGCTCATTTATGAATTCTAACTCTTGAATGATTTCCATTTCGCGTTTGGTCATAATGGTTTCACGATAGGACGCAAGGGTTTTGGGAGAGGTCTTTTCTCCATTTATGTAACCATTAGTGCGATCATAAGTTCCGTGCAACTGTAGAGTTTTGTTTTTAAAATCAATATTATCCGGCTCTATGCTAATAGCCTCACCAATACGGCATCCGTTAAGACTCATAAATTCTGATAGTAATCCCAAGCGGCGAGTGCTAGGTCTTCTAAATAATTCTTTTAACAACCGCTTGATTTCTTCTTCTTCAAGATATTTTTCTTCAATCTTTTTCCAATCATTAAGTGTTTTCTTGATTTTTGGCAGTTTAGCGCGTCTTGCAGGATTATCCTTGATGATATCTAGACTAACAGCATAATCAAAGATAAGATTAAGCATAGACTTGTTTCGCTCTTTTTTGTTTCTAGAGCAATCGAGATTATCCAGATAATTTTGGACATATCTAGGGTCGATATTAACTACAGGTATATTGATCCCAAATTCTGCTCTAATCTCTCGAATATTGCCTTTTAAAGTGACAATAGACGATCTTTTAATTTCCTGTTGGTAAAATATCCACCACTCATCAATTAGATTTGTAAACAGCATGTCAGAGGTTTGCAACTTTCTTACGATATCAGCTATCTTAGCATCTAATATTCTTTGAGCTTCTTTTCTAATTCGGGGAGTATCTTTTTCCATCAGTACTGATGTACGTTTCCATTTATTAGTATATGGATCTTTATATCTTTCTACAAAATTTACTTTTCCACTTTTGTGTTTTTCTGACCACATTGATTTTTGCCTCATTTCTTGATAAAATGGGTACAATAAAAAGGGCTTTTTAATGCCTAATTTATTGTACAGTTTGCCTCACTTCATTGCTTGCCGGCTAGAGTGGGGCTTTTTCTATTTGCTAAAAAAATTTTGAATATTGTTAGCTTGAGCCTGAGTTAGTTTTGTTTTAATTATTTTTATATCATTTGTTTTTAAATTTCTGAGTGTTAATTGAGCTTTACCCGGAATTTCCTCGGTTATAGTAGTAGAGGTACTGTTAATAGTTCCTTTTTTACCACGATTTGCACCAGCTAATCCGCCAAGTACTGCAGCAGTAGGATTGATAGTTGCACCTATTAATCCTCCAATAATTGTACTACCAGAACGACCTTTTTGAGTCGTTTTTCCTTTTGTTACTGTTTTTTCAATAATTCGTGAACCATCAAACTGAAAATCCACAAATTTAAATAAATCAGGTTTTTCAGAATAAAAACCAATATAGTAGTCACCCTCCACTGTTTTACGAATAGCAGTAGGTGTATTAAAACCTAAATTAATTGCAGGCGGTAAGGCTATTTTGCTTTCTTGTGATGCCCTTTTTCTCATTTCGTTTGCTTTAATAATGCCGTCTTTAGCCTTTTCTGATGTTGACACAGCAAATTCCTTTATTTTATTTATATCCATATAATCTCCTCACTATATTACACGACATTAAGTAAATTATAGTATTCATCAATTACCATGCATTCATCTGCAGTAGTTGTTAGTTGATGATATTGCATAAATTGTAGGTAGTTAAACTCTCGTTTATCTTCTAATTGAGAAAGTGCTTCAGCGATTAAATGACTAATCATGTATCTGTCAGCTTCTAGCTCGTGTTTCTCACGTAGTGTCTTATAGTCACCAATATTTCTTTCACAATGTCCGAGTTCATGCAGGATAACCCGTTTTTGAGCATCTAACGATAGTGATTTATTGACAAAAATAACTTTAATATCGTCTATATAAATCCCAGGTCGTGGCCATAATTCGTTATCAAAGTATGCGAGATTAACTTTGTGACAGTCTACAATCTCTTCAATAGTCATAGACTATCTTCCTTTCAAATAAATTTCAATAATATTTTGTATTGCATCAATATCTGAATCAGTAAGTGGCTGGCCATCAAATGTTTTAGCCTTTTCTGCCATTTTTCTAAGATCGTCAGAAGTGTATTCTTGGTTATCTTTAGCTATATTGGGGTTATCTGTTCTACCTAATAAGTAATCTGTAGAGACATTGAAGTAGTCTGCTATTTCAGCAATTCTTTCAGCGTTGGGTTTTTGAGTTTTCAACTTATAGAGTGTATTTCGGCTATATCCTAAGGTTTCCTCTAGTTGAATAAGTGTAATTCCACGCTGTTTGCACAATTCTTTGATTTTTTCAAACGTCGAAAACATTGATTTATCAACCTTTCTAAGGCATGACAAAAAATATTTCAACTTTTTGGGTGAAAAATGTTGACAATTCAACCAAATAGGTGTATCATATTTTTTGTAAGCAAGAGATAACTAAAAAAACAACTAAGCAAACAACTATAAAAACAGTTTTGGCGAACGGGTTTAAGTTGATTTGTTAAGGTTCTTTAATATGCTTTAATTCTAACTTTTTAGGTGTGAGTTGTCAAGTGGTTATATACTAAAAAGTTGAAAATTTAGTTGTTTCTTGTTTACAGATTTTAAAACAAGGAGGGAAAATGAAAAAAAACATCGTTGATCTACAAAAGCGTAATGAGCATTTTCAGTGGGTCGCTGATAGCTTAGAGGGGAAAGAAAACGAACTTTACGTGGAAAGAGATTGGTACGACAATCCGACTCTTATTTCCAAAGAGGATGCAAAAAAAGAAGTAGAGCAAGTACAACAAGAACTTATTCTACTTCAAAAGAAATCATTTATTGAATATATTTTGCAATTATTGCACCAACTATTCCACCGACAATAAGGTTGATTATACCGATTATCACTTTTCCTGAGGTTGTTTCTTGGAAAGTGGAAAGTAATCCAGATAGGTTAGTTCCTCTCATTTTCCATTTAGGGGTGTTAGTTTTTAAATCATCGTTGATAGCTAAAGTGAGGAATGTTGAAAAGCTATTGACCTTGCTTGATGTTGACATACTTAGTTCATGGTATTGTCTCGAAGAGAAAGCGTCAGCTTCTTGTTTACCTGTCAGAAAACGATGTGGGGTTAGATTGTTCAATTCAAGTAATTTTTCAATATGCGGATTGTCAATATATCCTCCACCGTACATCTTTTTAAACAGATAGGCTAAATCGATCTTTTTGTCATCATCAATGATTATTGGTGTGCCGCCTAGAACTTTGAATCGCTGCTCAATAGCATGAAAGCCAAAGACAGTATCTCTCATGTTCCAGTGAATCCAATTTTTGTCGGTATTTCTGTCAACAAATGTGAAGAAATCTGTTAACAGCTCTTTTTCGATAGTTTCATAAGTATCATCAGTAATTGGGGTATCTAATATCTCGGAATACTGATGAATGGAAAAGTTGTTGGTTTGGGCATTATTGAATTGACGAACTGAAATGGAAGCTATTCTAGGACTTTTACTACCTAGATTATAAAAACTTTCGCAGGAGTAATGGATAATTAGATATTTTTCTGGTCGTTCTTCAATACTTTTAAGGATAGTATTAGCGTATTTATAATCAGAGTATCGAGACATTTTTACCTCAAGTTTTTATTTTTATTATATCAGAAAAGAAAGGAGAAAATATGCCAGATATTGCAGTTGGACGAGAAAAAGTTGTTACCTTTCTAAAAAGTAACAATATCAAGAAGAGTGATTTAGCAGCAGCCTATGGTCTCAATCGTCAAGAGGTCACTAACATTCTTAGTGGCTCAACTAGAGGACCAAAGGCTAACCAGTTTATTCTGCGAGTGATTGCAGATTACAGCATTGAGTAAATGCAAAAAAAGGAACTGATTGCAGTCAGCCCCTTATCAAAAATTCTACTTACATTATATCACAGATTGGAGGTAAGAAATGCCAAAAGCAGAATTAGTCTACAGACCAGCTAAGCAGTCGGAAAAAGCCGACTATGGCGATTATGTGCATCTTTGCCAAATCTGGGAGGGATTAACCGTCGGAACGGCAAAGGTTTGGGCAGCAGAAATGAGAAATCATCCAGATTTTAAACAATTTATCAATAATCCAACGCATAGAATTGTATTCATCAATTACGAGGGATTTAAGTTGTTTGTTACTTGGAAGTCTAGAAATAGATATAGACCCAAGAAGGAAACATTAGCCGAAATGATAGAAAATATCAAACGTGAAAAACAGTTAGGAGTATAACATAATGAAGAAATTATTTAAAAAATTATTTGTAAAGAAAAATCAGGTTATAGAAACACGTCAAAAATGGACGATTGAAACACACGGCTGGGAAGCTAATGCACGACGTTACGACAATATGATTGAACGTAATAATAGAGGGCGTACATGTTAAAAGAAGTATTACTAGAAAATGAACTGTTGCGTGATGAAAATAGACGACTAACTAATGAAATGGCAGATTATTATTTTACGAACGTAGCAAAAGCAAATTTATTGGATATTATCGTCAATGAAGGCTACATCTTAGATAGCACACTGGAAAAATGTATTGCTAAGCTAGATAACGTTGATAGACAAACACTAGAAAAAAATTGGAGTGATGATAATGATTGAAGTTGAAAGACAACCAAAAAATACGTACTCACGAATTAGATGTTCAAATAATATTTATGATGAAATCGCCAATATTGCAAATGAATGTGATTTAACACTAAAAGAAGTAACTGATGCACTACTAAACTATGGTCTTGCTAACGCTCAAATTATTAGTTCTGAAAAAGTAGTTACCGAAAGTAAATTAGTAATAGGAGATTTTGACAATGACAATAACAATTAATAAGTTAGAAATCGAAAACGTAAAGCGCATTAAAGCTGTAAAAGTTGAACCATCATCCAAAGGATTAACCATCATCGGTGGCAATAACAATCAGGGTAAAACTAGCGTGCTAGACAGCATTGCTTGGGCGTTAGGTGGTAATAAATATAAGCCTAGCCAAGCCGTGCGTGATGGCTCCCAAGTACCACCAACGCTTAAAATTACCATGTCAAATGGTTTGATTGTTGAGCGTAAGGGTAAGAATTCTAGTTTGAAAGTTATTGATCCTAACGGTCAAAAAGGTGGTCAACAATTGCTTGATAGCTTTGTAGAAGAGTTAGCTATTAACTTACCAAAATTTATGGACAGTACGCCGAAAGAAAAGGCGACTATTCTCCTACAGATCATCGGTGTTGGCGAACAACTCTACCAACTAGAACAACAAGAGAAAACCAAGTACGACGAACGAACTGCGATTGGTCGAATTGCTGACCAGAAGAAGAAGTTTGCTGACGAATTACCAAGCTATCCAGATGCACCAAAAGATTTGGTCTCTATCACAGATCTTATTCAAGAACAACAAGCGGTCCTTGCCAAGAATGGAGAGAACGCTCGCAAGCGTCAAAATCTTGAACAAATCACGACGAACTTTAACAATGCTGAATTGAAAGTGGCACAGTTACAGGAAGCGCTAGCTGCTGCAATTGATGAGCGCGATATAGCAAAACAGGACTTAGCTATTGCCCAAAAAGACACGATGGACCTAGTAGATGAATCAACTGCTGAAATTGAAGGGAACATTGCTCGTATCGATGAAATCAATCGCAAGGTACGTGTGAATCTTGATAAGGAAAAAGCGGAGATGGATGCTAAAGCTCACAAAGAACAGTATGACTTGCTGACAAGTGAGATTGAAGCTATCCGCAAGCAAATCACAGACTTGTTAGATAATGCAGACTTACCACTACCAGGTTTAACCGTGGCAGACGGGAAATTACTCTATCAAGGCCAAGAATGGGATAACATGTCTGGCAGTCAACAACTGATTGTATCGACTGCGATTGTCCGTAAGCTCAAACCAGACTGTGGATTTGTCCTCGTGGATAAACTGGAGCAACTGGACCAACCGACGTTGGAATTCTATGGTCAGTGGTTAGAGCAGGAAGGACTACAAGCCATTGCCACACGAGTTTCTACTGGCGAAGAGTGTGCCATCATTATAGAAGATGGATACTCAGTGGAAAATAAAGCCAATAGCTTTAAAACAGCAGAAGGTGGTAGTTTTGCTGAAACAGTAGCACCGACTTGGCAAGGTGGATTTTAGAAAGAGAGGTAAATATGCAAATTACAAGAGGTAAACGAGCACGTGCTCAACGTGTCATCATTTATGGACCAGAAGGAATCGGTAAATCTAGTTTTGCTGCTAATTTTCCTGAACCATTGTTCATTGATACGGAGGGATCAACAGATAATATGGATGTTGCTCGCATGGACAAACCGACAAGCTATACTATGCTAAAAAATCAAATTGCATGGATTAAAGCGAATCCAACATGTTGCAAGACACTCGTTATTGACACTATTGACTGGGCAGAAAGCTTAATAGTAGATGATGTCTGTGCTCAACATGGAAAAAAAGGAATTGAAGATTTTGGTTGGGGCAATGGTTACACTTACACAAAAGAAGAAGTTGGACGTTTCCTAAATATGTTGCAGGAATTGATAGAGTTAGGTATCAATGTCGTCCTTACTGCTCATGCCCAAATGCGTAAATTTGAGCAACCTGATGAAATGGGAGCTTATGATCGCTGGGAACTCAAGCTAGGTAAAAAGACAAGCTCACAGACTGCACCATTAGTTAAAGAATGGGCTGACATGGTTCTGTTCGCTAATTATAAAACTGTAGTGATGACAGCTGATAACAACAAGAAGAAAGCAACTGGCGGTGCCCGTGTCTTATATACATAACATCATCCAGCATGGGATGCAAAAAACCGTCATGGATTACAAGAAGAAATGCCACTTGATTACGCTGGTATCGCACATATATTCGCACAAGCACCAAGTCAACCAGTAACAGAAACACCACCAGTACAGCAAACTACGCCTGCTCAATCCGTACACGACCCCGTACATGAGCATCGAACAACGTCTCAACCGCAACAAGTTCCAGAGAATGAAACAGGTCAACAAGTTGTGTATCCATCATCATTGCCACAGGCATTAACAGACCTGATGATGGCCGAACAAGTTACACCAGATGAGTTAGTAGCAGTAGCAAATATTAGAGGACACTTCCCTCCATTGACTCCTATTGAAAACTTTCCACCAGATTACTGGAACATGATTGTAGCAAATTGGGGAGCCACATTGGAAGTTATTAAAACACAAGTTCGATCAATGGAACCGCCCTTTACAGTGGAAGGCTCATAGATTTTGGGAATTAGAAATAATATCGAGGTATAACAAAACATGGATAAAACAATCAAATTAGATTTATCAGCTATTGGAGAAGGAGGTTTACAAGAAAAAGTGGATAAGGAACTTGAAAAAGTTTTTGACAATATCCTAGACCCAAATACTGATATTAAAACAAAACGAAAACTTACCATCACACTAACAATGACTCCTGATGAAACACGAGAGGTTGTTAGCACATCAATGGAAGTTAAGTCAACCTTAGCGCCACAAACAGGTGTAGCAACCACTGTGCTTGTCGGTCAAAAAGATGGCAAAGTGTATGCTAACGAACTTAAAAGTAAAATCCCTGGTCAAACATATTTTGACGAAGAAGCAACATTGCGAACAGATATCGGGCAGCCGATTGATGACCTTGAAAGAGGCATTAATGAAGATATTATTGATTTTAACAAACAAAAGAAAGTAGGTAACTAATATGTCAGAAAACATTAAAGAAGCTTTGGAATATGCAGTAAATATAGCTAACCAAATACCTGAGACTATATTGGGTAATGATGGCAAAGAGTATTATGATCGCAACAAATATTCTTTGGTCGAACTCAAAACTAAGTATTATCCAAAAAACTTAAATTTAAACACGCTTGACAGTTTAATTGATTATCTTAAATCAGATATGAACAATATTAATTCCAAGCGTCTTATGGTCATTGTAGAAGGCCCTCGTGAAGTTACTGTTTGCGAAGAAGATGACGATGAGCTTAATCGAAATGTGTTAGTAACTGTGGAAGCAATTATTCCAAATGTTCAATTTGGACGCTATGATTCACCCTCTGATTTTAATATTAGTCTGCAATCATTATTCGTTAATGCTGACGATCGTAACACAGTTATTGAATTTGCTAGTGCATTAAAAATCGAAAACGGCTCAGAAATTGTTGATGATGGCATTGGTCAAACTGCAACAATTAAACAAGGTGTGGCAAGCCTTGCAAAAGCTAAAGCGCCAAACCCAGTTACATTACGCCCATACCGCACATTTTCTGAAGTAGAACAGCCTTCAAGCCAATTTATTTTTCGCATTAATCAATTTGCTAATATGGCTTTGTTTGAAGCAGATGGTGGAAAGTGGCGCTTAGATGCTATCAATAATATTGCTGATTATTTAAAAACAGCGCTTATTGATCAAACTAACATTACAATTTTAGCTTAATAAAAAATAGGAGAAATAAAATGACTGAATACAATAACAACTTTGAACGTGAATTTGGATGGGATGACACAATCCAAGAAGATGCAAAAGAATTTATTACATTACAACCTGGTGACTATGTCTTCACAGTAACAGACTTTGAACGTGCACGCCACACACCAAATCCACAAAAAACAGGGAAATTGCCAGCATGTAATAAAGCAGTAATTTCTCTTGAAATTGAAACTGATGAAGGTGTTGCTAGTTTGAAGCATAATCTATTTTTACATAGCTCTACCGAAGGAATGTTATCAGCATTCTTTGGGGCAATTGGTCAGAAAAAACACGGTGAGCCATTAAAAATGAATTGGAACACAGTAGTTGGTGCGACGGGTGTATGTAGTGTTAAGAATAGAACATATAACGACAATTTTTATAATGAAGTGAAATCGATGATTTATGCTGATAGCGTTGACTGGACTAAAGTATTGAATGCAAATACTCAACCACAAGCGCCACAACCAACGTATCAACAACCAGCTCAGCAAACAACTAATTTTGCACCTCAACAACAACCAGCACCTCAGTCATATCAACAAGGTCAAATGCAAGCACCTCAACAACAAGGTGGATGGGGAGGATTCTAATGGGAAAAGCTAAAGATTACACTGGTCAACGATTTGGTAGGCTTGTAGTGATTGAGCGTTTACCTCAGGATCCATATACAAAAGCAAAATATAAATGTCAATGTGATTGCGGTAAGTTAACGATTGTTAATAGTAGTAATCTAGCAACTGGTCATAGTACCAGTTGCGGATGCATTGTTACTAAACATGGTTTTGCTAGAAAAGAGCGTCTTTATAATATTTGGGTTGGAATGAGACAACGCTACAGAGATAAAAATTCCAATGATTATATTAAATACGGTGGCCGTGGAATAACTATATGTGACGAATGGGAAGAATATATTCAATTCAAACAATGGGCATCATCGAATGGTTATCGAGACAATTTATCTATTGACCGTATTGATGTTAACGGAAATTATGAACCATCTAATTGTAGATGGGCTAATTCAACCGAACAAGCAAATAATCAAAGAAATAACCATTTAATCACATTTAAAGGTAAGACTCAGACAATAAAACAATGGTCAAGTGAACTTGGTATTTCTAATATTACTTTACTTACAAGATTAAATCGTGGTTGGAGTATTACAAAAGCTTTAACGACACCTACACAAAAAGGAGTGTGATTTACATCAAACTTAGAGAATATCAAGAAGAGGCAAGGTCAGCAGTGCAACAAGAGTGGGAACAAGGCAAGAAGAAAACTCTTCTTGTCCTTCCAACTGGTTGCGGTAAAACTATTGTCTTTTCGAAGATTATTGAAGATAGAGTTAAACTAGGCGAACGTGTTTTAGTATTGGCCCATCGGTCTGAATTATTGGAACAAGCAAGTGATAAGCTAATGACAGCTACTGGATTAGGGACAGCATTAGAAAAAGCAGAGAATACTTCTTTAGGGTCATGGTTCAGGGTTGTAGTTGGATCAGTTCAAACGATGCAGAGAGAGAAGCGTTTGAGTAAATTTCCAACAGATTACTTCGACACAATTGTTGTTGATGAAGCGCATCATGCTATTTCAGACGGTTACCAAAGAGTTCTACAACACTTTGATAGTAGCAATGTTTTGGGAGTTACAGCAACACCAGATCGTGGTGACAAACAAAATCTAGGTAAATATTTCGATAGTTTAGCTTATGAGTATTCTTTGGTAGATGCTATCAAATCTGGTTATTTATCAAAAATTACAGCAGTTACTATTCCTTTGACTTTGGACCTATCTACAGTGAGTCAGCAAGCTGGAGATTTTAAAGCAAGTGAGATTGGGACGGCGCTTGACCCGTACCTAGAACAAATTGCCGATGAAATGGTTAAGCAATGTTCTAATCGCAAAACAGTTGTATTTTTACCACTTGTTAAAACTTCCCAAAAATTCCGTGATATTCTAAACCAAAAAGGATTCAAAGCAGCAGAGGTCAATGGAGAATCGAAAGACCGTGCTGAAGTCCTAGAAGACTTTGATAATGATAAATATAATGTACTATGCAATTCAATGCTTTTAACTGAAGGATGGGATTGCCCGACAGTCGATTGCGTAGTTGTACTGAGACCCACAAAAGTAAGAGCTCTTTATAGTCAAATGGTCGGTCGTGGCACACGATTAGCGCCGGGGAAAGAAAATCTACTGTTATTAGATTTTTTATGGCATACCGAACGCCATGAGCTTTGTCGTCCTGCTCATCTAATTGCAAAAACACCAGAAGTTGCACAAAAAATGGTCGAGAACATGACCGATGAAACTGAAGTAGCTTTTGAATTGTTAGAAGCTGAAGAAGTAGCCAGCAAAGATGTTGTTGCAGAGCGAGAAGAAGCACTCGCTAAGCAGTTAGCAGAAATGCGTAAACGTAAACGTGCATTAGTTGATCCGTTGCAATTTGAAATGTCTATCAACGCTGAAGACTTAGTGGACTATGTACCGGAATTTGGTTGGGAGATGGCGCCAGCTTCTGAAAAACAACTTAAAACACTTGAGAAATTTGGCATATTTACTGACGAAATTGGGAATGCTGGTAAGGCTGCCAAATTATTAGATAGACTGGATAAACGTCGTCAATCAGGTCTAACAACTCCAAAACAAATACGAATGCTTGAGCGATACGGTTTCAAAAATGTAGGTATGTGGAAATTTGAAGTAGCATCAAACATGATTAATCGTATTGCTGCTAGCGGATGGCGCCTACCAAAAGGCATCAATGCTCGAGAATATCAACCAGAATAGGAGAAAAAATGGAAAATATTAATGAACAGATTGAAAAGTTTATTTCAAATTTTGCTGATGAAGCAATCGAAAAATCCGAAACATATTCGGAGGCAATTTTATATGTCGATAAACACTCAAGTCTCACCGAGTTTGGGCAAGTAGTAAAAAAAGCTATTCAAGAAAAAATCAGAGATATTGCCTTGAATAGCAGAATTATTAAATAGCTTCAATTTTTATAACAGCATTTGAAGCGTAATAAATTTGTGGGTTTTCTAAGTCAAAGAAAAATTGCGAGTTAGCAATTAATTCTAAGAAGCTAGGAATTAATCCATCATGAACATGGTTCCATAATGAATATATTTTTGATAAGGACATAGCATCATTTGATTTTACTACACTTTGAAAACTCTGTTCTTCGTGAAATATAACAATAGAACCATCTGAAAAAGTAATTTTTATTTCAGGCATATAGTTGACCTCCTTTCTTTAGGTTAATTATATCAAATGCAGAAAGGATAACATGTGCAGAAAGGATAACATGGCAGAGAATGATTTTAATTTGCTACCGTTGCTGGATTATATCAATCCTGCCACGGTAGACTATCAAACATGGGTTCAAGTAGGAATGGCCCTAAAGCATGAAGGTTATACAGCAATGGATTGGGATGTTTGGTCACAATCTGATAGTAGATATAAAAAAGGTGAGTGTTTTGCAAAATGGGATAGTTTCCAAGGCAATGGCTTTGGGACTATCACAGGGGCAACAATCACACAGCTAGCTAAAGATAATGGATGGACATCATCAGAGTATCGTAACAGCGATGATGCTCATGAACTCAGCTGGGACGATACAATCGATCGTGATTATAAGATTGTCGATAAAAATTGGATTGAATCGAAAGAGATTCAAGAGCCAAGAAACTGGAATCCAGTTCAAGATTTAATTACTTACATAGATACCTTATTTGAATCAACTGACAAAGTTGGTTATGTAACAGAGACCTATCCAATTACCCTTGATACGGGAGAGATTGTTTATAAACCAACAAAAGGAGCGTATGACAGGACTGCTGGTCAACTGATTGAATCACTCCAAAAAAATCCTACTGACTTAGGAGCAGTATTTGGAGACTTCAAAGAAGAGGCTGGTGCATGGATTCGTTTTAATCCACTAGATGGAAATGGTGTCAAGAATGACAATGTAACAGACTTTAGATATGCCTTGGTTGAATCCGACAGCATGGAACTTGGTAAACAGTATGCTTTGTTTAAAGAACTAGAATTGCCAATAGCAACCTTAGTCCATAGCGGTAAAAAATCATTACACGCTATTGTCAAAGTAGATGCTCGTGATTATCAGGAGTACCGCAAACGGGTTGATTATATCTATCAAATTTGTAAAAAGAATGGACTTGATATTGACACACAGAACCGCAACCCTAGTCGATTATCACGCATGCCTGGTGTGACTCGGAATGGGCACAAGCAATTCTTGATTGATACTAATGTGGGTAAAACCAACTACGAAGAATGGTATCAATGGATTGAAGATTTAAATGACGATTTGCCTGACCCAGAGACGCTAGCTGACGAATGGGATAATATGCCAGAATTGGCACCGGAACTCATCAAAGGAGTTTTGCGTCAAGGCCACAAGATGTTGATTGCTGGACCATCAAAAGCTGGTAAGTCGTTTGCATTAATTGAGCTATCCATCGCGCTGGCTGAAGGTAAAGAATGGTTAGGCTGGCAGTGTGAACAAGGTAAGGTCTTGTATGTCAATCTGGAACTGGATAGACCGTCAGCTTTGCATCGCTTCCGTGATGTATACGAAGCTATGAGCTTGCCACCAGCAAACATCAAGAATATTGATATTTGGAACCTACGTGGAAAGACCGTTCCCATGGACAAGTTAGCGCCTAAGCTTATCCGTCGTAGCTTAAAGAAAAATTACCAAGCGGTCATCATTGACCCTATCTATAAGGTGCTGACTGGTGATGAAAATAGTGCGGACCAAATGGCTCACTTTACCAATCAGTTTGACAAAGTAGCTACTGAGTTAGGTTGTAGTGTGATTTACTGCCACCATCACTCAAAGGGGAGCCAAGGCGGTAAAAAATCTATGGACCGTGCAAGTGGTTCAGGAGTGTTTGCCCGTGACCCTGATGCACTGATTGACCTAGTAGAGCTAGAATTGACTGAGGAACTCATCAAGTCACGCTCAGAAAAAGCAGCCGCTAAGATTTACCAACAAGCCTTGCAAGAAAAAGCGCTAGCCTACTATCAACAGGAAGTAACGCTAGATGATTTGGAAAGTCGTTATCAGATGCAGCAACATTTTGACAAGGCTATCAAGGACATCATGATTAAACAGCCCTATCTGGAAGCGGTCAAGAAAGCCCAGTATGAGGTGGAGATTTCCACTGCCTGGCGAGTTGAAGGGACTTTACGCGAGTTTGCTAAATTCCAACCAGTTAACATGTGGTTTAGCTATCCAGTGCATGATGTAGACACAACGGGTGTCTTGGCTGATATATCACTAGAAGATAATGTGCCGACTTGGAAGAAGAATTTTGAGAAGAAGAGTCCAAGAGAGTCCAGGGAAAAGAAATCTCAAAAAGTAGAGACTGCAATTAATTCATTGAATGATGGAATAGAGCCAGTCACAATCGATAACTTAATCGAATATTTTTCTACTGAAGATAAGCCAGTTTCTGAAAAAACTATTCGTAGATGGATAAAAGAAAACGGTAAATTTGAAGTTAAAAATAAACAAATTTTACCAATAGAAGAACCTAAAACCAATAAAAGTTTGTGAATATTTCACAGAGGGACAGGGACAGGGACAGACAAAATCGAGGGTCAAATTCGAAAGTGTCCCTCGAAAATGTCCCTGAAAAATAGGGACAAACTCGAAAATGTCCGTGTCCCTATTACATGATTTTCAGGGACAAAAATAGGGACAAACTCGAAAATTTCTCGAAAATGTCCTTGACTTTTGAGGGACAAAATTGAGGGACAGAATATTCTCTTTCTCCGAAAGAAGAATATTTAGGAAATGTCCCAATTGGTCAATGGGTACATGAACAGGAACAAGGGGGCTATGCATCCGCCCCTTGTAACCCTGTAACCATGTCCCCTGACATTGACTATGCGCGAAAAAAGAAAGAAGGTAAAAAATGGAAGCATATAAAAAAAGAATGATTGAAGAATACAAACGATTGGAAGAACGTACTATTAAGCTAGGAGTGATGGTTGGGAATTACAGAAGTGGTGCATTAAATTTTAAACTATCATGTCCTATTGAACTACTAGAAGCTCAATATCATACAATGTGTGTATATCTTAAAATTCTTGAGCAGCGTGCAGCGATTGAAGGGCTTGAGCTTAATGATTGAATTTTTCTTGCCAATGAAAGAAATTCCAACAACCACCCACCAGCAAAAAAAGGTGAGAGTTGTTAATGGGAAACCACAATTCTATGAACCAGATTCACTAAAGGAAGCTAGGGCAATGTTTATGGATAAGTTTGCTCAACATGTCCCTAAAGAAAAATTAAATGGCCCAATAAGACTAACAACCAAGTGGCTATTCCCGAAAATCAAAAAATCAGTAAACGGACAATATAAAGATACTAAACCCGACACAGATAATTTGAACAAGTTACCTAAAGATTGCATGACTGAATTGGGATTTTGGAATGATGATGCGCAGGTTGCTTCGGAAATTATTGAGAAGTTCTGGGCTGATACAGTAGGAATATATGTGAAGGTGGAAGAGTTATGAAAATTGATTATATTGATTTTTTTGAACGAGTGGTTCCTGGCTGGATGAGAGAAAGTAACAAAAAAATGCAGGAGCTTGGTTTTGGAACTGAACAATATTGGGTATGGGTTAATATGTCAATCGTTGATATTTGCGAGAGTTATGGCAACGACGACTTGGTGAATGGCCAATTCCACATGATTTGGGAGTGGCTAGAAAGGAAAACAAAATGACAGGTGAATTAGTACATAAACCAAAGCATTATAATCATGGGGAAATTGATTTGATTGAGTCGTGGTATAAGACATACCCATGGGACCAGTTTGTCGCAATCATGGAAAGTCACATTGATAAATACATTAAACGACATAGATACAAAGGCAATGCGACTCAGGATTTAGAAAAAGCACTCGAATATACAAAACGTCTCGTTGAATATTGGTTACTAGAAAGTGTGAACGAATGAACGAACAAAACAACAAATTACACAAACAGTCAATTGTGATTGTTGTATTAACTGTAGCAGTCAGCGTGTTGTTAACAACAAATATTGCATTGTACAACTACTACCAACCACAAATCACAGGTTTACAACAGCAACTAATACGCACGCAGTACCGTTTGAAAGAGTCGTCAGAGCAAAATCAGAGACAGACAAAGCGGATTGCGGAACTTACAGGAGATAAGAATGGATGATAACACAGCAGTTGTTTTGATACTTTTAATATTATTTTTACCGTTTATTATCGGCAGTTTAGAGAAGAGGTGACGAATGAGTAAATTATCTAACGCACAGTTAAAGGCTTTTGATGAGTGGTTGTTTGATTATCGCGATATTGAACGTAAAATTGCAATTAGAAAACTTGAGCTGCAGACTTTGGTAAATGAAGATACTAATATAGGTGGAGGGAGAGTAAATGTAGTTTCTAAGCCAACAGAAAACATTATTGCTAAATGGGGGAGTGATGGTCAAATAATTAGCTATGAAAATTTTAGAGATAGGGTTGATGAAGTTAAGGAAATCCTTGACGATGAATTGAATTATATTTTTGATCTAAGGTGGGGGTTTCGTGTCATAATAGTGATAGAGGCAAATAGTTATGTAAATATAAGGAGTTCAAGACTTCTACCAAAGTTTAAAACTCAAAAAATAAATAGTTGGTGTGCTGCTTAGAGTATCCATTTTAATAATGGATATTGTAAATAGCATACCAATAAAACTAAAGATTCTTTAAAGAGTCTTATTTTGTGATGAAAATTTAATATGTAAATTTCAGACGATAGAAAGTAATTCTGTCGTCTTTTTTATTTCAAAGAAAGGAGGTAAGGATGAATTTTGATTATTTTTATAATAGGCAATCTGAAATGTATAACTTCATTAGGTTACCTATGGTATTAATGGAAGATGAGATTTTTGAGAGCATTTCTATTGAAGCTAAAGTTTTGTATTCATATATGCTTAATCGAATGGGTCTTTCATATAAAAATGGCTGGATAGATGAAGATGGAAAAGTCTTTATTTACTACACAATTGAAAGTATAAAAGATCAATTTAATTGTGCCAGTGAAAAAGCAAATAAATTAATAGCTGAACTTGATATTAAATCAGGAATAGGACTGATTGAAAAGAAAAGACAAGGACTGGGAAAGCCTAACAGAATTTATGTTAAAGACTTTATGAGCATATTTAATAATATGGAATTAAAAAATCAAGAAGTTCGAAAAACAAAATTCCAGAAGTTCGATAATCGAAATTCAAGAGATTCGAATATCGAAAGTCAAGATTTTCGAAAATCGGAAGGTAACTATAACAATATTAGTAATAATGAGTTAAGAAATAATGATTTTAGTAAAGGGCAAAAACCTTATGGAATATATAAAAATATATTTTTGACTGATGAAGAATATAAGGACTTAACAAATGAGTTAGGAAGTAGAATTAATGAATACATTGATAGGTTGTCGTCATATATGAAAGCAAATAACAGAGTGTATCAAGATCACAAGGCAACAATAATCAATTGGTATCTTAATGATCAGGCGAAAAGCATTAATGACAAATCAATAAGAAAAATGAATTACGATATAGGGGAGAGTTTATGAAAAACTTAAAAGATTTTGTATTAAGAGAAAATGATATTGAAAGAAATGGACATATCTATTGCAAGGTATGTGGTAAAAGAGTAGATGGAGAATTACTTGACCTTGGCTTTACAAAGTTTATTCCCAGAATTAAATGTGAATGTGAAATAAAGAGAGATAAGGAAAATGCAGAAAGAGAAATATTAACGAGAATATCATCATTGAAAAGAGATTGCTTCTCATCGCCGCTCCAGCACCAATATACTTTTGAGAAATTCTTAAATGAAAAAGGTCAAGCTTACAAGGTTGCTTACAACTATGCCAAAAGCTTTGAACAAATGAAAAAAGACAATGTTGGACTTTTATTTTATGGAGATGTTGGCAGTGGAAAAACTTATCTTGCTTGTGCAATTGCAAATGAATTAATCGAAAGAAAACAAGTTAAAGTTAAGATTATGAATTTATCTGAGGTTATAAACCAAATACAAAAATCGGCATTTAAGCTAGATTCAAATGAAATTATCAATAACCTCTCTAATATTCCATTGTTAATATTAGATGATCTTGGAATTGAGAGGGATACATCTTATGCAAGAGAACAAGTATATAACATTATAAACTCAAGATACTTAAAGGGTAAGCCGACAATTTTTACTACAAACTTATCATTAGAAATTATTCAAAATCCAAACATTGACCTTGAGTATCAAAGGATATATTCAAGAATACTTGAAATGACAATACCAGTTAAAGTTGCGGGAGAAGATTTTAGAAGAAAAATCCATCAAGAGAAGTTAAGAAAATACAAAGAGTTACTTTTATATGGAGGTGGAATATATGATTAATGAAGAAGTATCAAGGTCAAGTCTTAATCTTGAAGTAAGACTTGCTAAAGCAACAAGTAAAGCAATTCTTGATGCCTTAAAGAAAGTACACAAACAAATAGAAGAACAAGGAGGCTTGAAAAATGTAATAAAAAATAATGGAGAAGAAGTAAAACTAAAAGATATGGTTAAAAAGGGACAGTTAGAAGAAATTAATCTAAAAGATCCTGAGTTAAAAGAACTAAAGAAAATTTTAAATAAACACGGAGTGAAGTTTTCTGTTATGAAAGATAAGGAAACTGGAAACCACTCTGTGTTTTTTCAATCTAAGGATATAAAGGTAATGGAACACGCCTTTAAAAAAGCAGTTAAGGCTTCTGAAAGAAAGGCCGATAGGAAAGATTCAATAACGAAGACTATAAATAAGTTTAAAGATATGGCTAAGGACACCATTACTAAAGATAAAGTTAAAAATAAACATAAGGAGCAAAGCTTATGATAAGTAATTTAAAAACATTTGAAAATAAGAATTTTGGGAAACTCACTGTTATAGAAAAAGACGGTGAGTTTTTCTTTATAGCAAATGAAGTAGCAACTATGTTAGGTTATGTTAACCCAAGAAAAGCTATTTATGACCATGTAGATGAAGAAGATAAGGGTGTAACGAAATGGAACACCCCTGGAGGAATACAGAATATTTCAATAATTAACGAATCAGGACTGTATTCACTTATCCTCTCATCAAAACTGCCACAAGCAAAAATATTTAAAGCTTGGGTAACTAGAGAAGTCTTACCAAGTATTAGAAAAAACGGAGGATATATAGTAGGGCAAGAAAAGAAAACTAACGAAGAGCTACTTGCAGATGCAATTCTTTTAGCCAATAGAATTATTGCTGAAAGAGAAGAAGAAATTGAAGAATTAAGACCAAAGGCAGATTATTATGACAAATTAGTAGATTATAACCTACTTACAAACTTTAGAAATACTGCCAAAGAGTTAGGAATACCACAAAATCAATTTATAAGTTTTTTAATGGATAAGGGATTAATTTATAGAGATAAGAAAAAGAAACTCTTACCTTATGCAGATAAGAACAAGGGATATTTTGAAGTAAAGGAATGGGTTGATCCACTAGGTACACTTGTAGGAATACAAACATTTATAACACCAAAGGGAAGACACTATCTACTAATTTTATTAGATAGCGAAGGTTTCTACGATGAATAAGGTATTAGAAGCCATTCTTTCTGATATTAAAAACTTAATTAAAATAGATAACCCAAAGAAATTTATATTATCAAACATTCCCTATTTATCATTTTGCTACATTGGAAATATCTTTTCCAAGCACATCAATTCTTATGTAGGAGGAGATATTATTGATAGAATAATGGTGGGAATTTCTGATATAGGAACTTTATCCTATATACCAAGCCTTAATCCAAGGGACTTGTTAGTAGGTGTTTCAGTTGCTGGTCTTGTTAAGCTAATTGTTTACAGTAAAGGAAAAAATAAAAAGAAATATAGGCAAGGTAAAGAGTATGGATCTGCAAGATGGGGAGAAAGTAAGGATATTGCTCCATACATTGACCCTAAGTTTGAAAATAATGTTCTCATAACTAATACTGAAAGACTTACAATGAACCCAAGACCTAAAAACCCTAAATATGCTAGAAATAAAAATGTATTAGTAATAGGAGGTTCTGGATCAGGTAAAACGAGATTTTATGTAAAGCCAAATCTAATGCAAATGCATTCTTCCTATGTAGTAACAGATCCTAAAGGCACACTTGTGTTAGAGTGTGGAAAAATGCTTTATGAAAATGGATATGACATAAAGATTTTAAACACAATAAACTTCAAAAAGTCCATGAAATACAATCCCTTTGCTTATCTTCGATCAGAAAAGGATATTTTAAAACTTGTCCAAACCATAATTGCTAACACCAAAGGAGATGGAGAAAAGGCAGGAGAAGATTTCTGGGTAAAGGCTGAAAAGTTATATTACACTGCTCTTATTGGGTATATTTATTATGAAGCACCTGAAGAAGAAAAGAACTTTAAGACACTTTTGGATATGATTGACGCAAGTGAAGTTAGAGAAGATGACGAAACCTATATGAACCCAATTGATAGGCTCTTTGAAGCTCTTGAAAAGAAAGACCCAAGCCATTTTGCAGTTAAGCAATATAAGAAATATAAGCTGGCAGCAGGAAAAACTGCCAAATCAATTCTAATATCTTGTGGAGCAAGACTAGCACCCTTTGATATAAGAGAGCTTAGAGAACTAATGAGTGAAGACGAACTAGAGCTTGATAAAATTGGAGATAGGAAAACTGCTTTATTTGTAATAATATCAGATACTGACGATACTTTTAACTTTGTAGTCTCAATAATGTATTCTCAATTATTTAATTTACTATGTGATAAGGCAGATGATGTGTATGGTGGAAGACTTCCAGTACATGTTAGGTGTCTACTTGATGAGTTTGCAAATATTGGTTTGATTCCTAAATTTGAAAAACTGATTGCGACAATTCGTTCAAGAGAAATATCAGCAAGTATAATACTGCAAGCACAATCTCAATTAAAAGCAATTTACAAAGACCATGCAGATACAATAGTTGGTAACTGCGACTCTACACTCTTTCTAGGAGGAAAAGAAAAAACAACAGTAAAAGAATTATCAGAAACCTTAGGAAAAGAAACCATAGACCTATATAACACATCAGAAACAAGATCCAACCAAAAATCTTTTGGACTAAATTATCAAAAGACTGGTAAGGAACTAATGAGCCAAGATGAAATAACTGTAATGGATGGCGGTAAGTGTATATACCAGCTAAGAGGAGTAAGACCTTTCTTGTCTGATAAATTTGATATTACAAAGCATAAGAATTACAAGTTGTTGGAAGATTATGATAAGAAGAACTTGTTTGATGTGGAAGAGTATTTAACAAATAGAGATAAGGTAAAGTTAAAATCAAGTTATAAAATAAATAGGCTAAACATCTGATTTTATGGAGAAAGCAAAATGTATGAAAATAGAAAATCATCTTTAATTATATTAAATATAAATGGGGAGCAGTTTATTCTAGAAAGTGATACAGAACTCACAAGGGATAAGAAAAATTATATTGAAGCAATATGTGAGACAATGTACGATGAAAGCAATGAATGGTATGAAGATATATATGATATGTCCCCATATGATATAGCTGAGCTATTTGAAAAAACAGTAAAAGAAGAAGTAGGAATAACTGTTACATTTAAAGCGATAGACCTTGAAGTATCGATTTTAGAAGACTAGAAATAAGGTATTAATAGGCGATAGAAATTAAAAACTCTATCGCCTTTTTTTATACTAAAAATTAGGAGGTTAAAATGGTAAGGATAAGAAGTCCCACTTAAAACAATTTAATATATAAGACATTTAGCGATTGAAATATAAGTTCAGTCGCTTTTTTAATTGAAATTTTTAGATTAAGGAGAAGAAATTAATGGATAGAGAAATGATAAATATTAATGCAAATTTAGTTAAGGAAGCTAAATTTTCAGAATTTGAAAAAGATGGAGAAAGTGTTCAAGTAGCAAATTTTGCTCTTGTTAAAAATTATGGAAAGGGCAAAGAATATACAAATTGCTCAGTATATGGAGAAAAGGTAGAAATTGCAAAAGAATTTGAAAAAGGAGATCTAATCCATGTCTTTGGATATTTCAAAGAAAACAAAAAAGGAGATAAGGTCTACAAGAATTTTATAGTTAAATCACTAAACAAAATAGAAAATAAGAAAGAAAACGAGGAGGAATAATATGGAATTTTTTACAGCTGGAGTTGGAGTTTTAAAGACACTTGTAACTGCAATTGGTGCAGGTTTAGGAGCATGGGGAGTCATTAACTTAATGGAAGGTTATGGTAATGATAACCGTGCGACACGTTCATAAGTGAAAAGCTTATGCACTAAGTTTAAGGACATAAAGTCCGAAACTTAGGAGAACTAACAATCTAATAGGTAGAATGATGGAGTAACGCCCTAAAATGCCTACACTGATACTCCGATTGGCAATAAATATTAGACTAATTTATTGTCAAAAGCTCGGTGAAGTCGGCAGAGAGTAGCCGTAAATAGCTATATAGTTATACGAAACCTGTTTAGAGGTAAATGGTGCTACCTATATGCCGGGTGTCGAATACGCATGGTGAGAATGTGTATACCAAAACACTGACGCACTTCCGAATGTACAAGTCTAGACGTTTGAATTTGTCTAACGGCAATTACCATCAAAGATGGTGTGTTTGTGGATTAGTAAGAATGGTTGTTATGAAAGTCCATATATCGTTACAGGCGATAAGGCGAGAGCTAAACACAGGCTTAGAGGAAGAACCTAAACGTATTCAATGATAGGATTGTTGGAACGTGGTAAACCAAGAACATGGAAGCAGTCTAATGCTAATGAAGTGTTAAATGGGAAAATGATAAGAAAAAGATCATATAACTATTTTTTATCTTGGTGAAAGTGGTGGCATAGTACCTATGAAGCGAGAATAATAAGCTCGTGGAGGGATAGCCACTAGTCACAAGAAAGAACAAGAACTGAAATTAAGATAAACACAGCTTCGAGTATGACAAAGAAAATCAAATCCGAAAGGAGATGGTGCCT